CAAGATACGTACACCATCTGGTCGTGAGTTTGCATTCCCTGATGTACAACGTAGACGTTTTGGTGGTGTGACATATTTCACACAAATAAAAAATTATCCTGTTCAATCGTTTGCCACTGCTGACATTGTGCCTATATCTCTGATATACATAGATAAGCTGATGGGTGTAAATCAGATGTGGTCATGTATTGTAAACACAGTGCATGACAGTATTGTAATTGATGTTCATCCAGATGAAACAAAAAAGGTGCTCAAGGTTATAGATCGAACAAATGAAATGCTTACGTCTTTGGTCAACAAGAAGTGGAATATAGACTTCAATGTTCCCCTATTATTAGAAGCAAAAATCGGTGACAATTGGCTTGACACAAAAGACGTAGCCTGATATAACTATACATTCGTAAAACACAAAGGAGAAAATATGAATCAAGTAGCAATAAACACAAACTTTTCAGACATGGCAAAACTCATGGGTATGTCTGTAGATAACAAGCAATCAGAGAAAGCATCTACGCTTGCTCGACTGCGTATATCACACTCACCTATCATGGGTGAGGCTGAAGTAAATGGCAAGACCAAGAAGGTTGAAGTCGTTGAGGGTGGTACATATAGGTTGGAGATACCCGATGGTCCAACTTACTATGCATCTAAGGCAGTTGTACGTCCATTCCTACAACGCTTTATGTACAAGCGTTTTGTAAAAGGTAACGACAGTACACCTAACCGTTACATCAAAACTGTCATGGCTGACAACTTGAACATTGACCTCAAGGACAATGACGGTGGGTTTAACTGTGGTAAACCTGCAGGATACATACAGGACTTCAAGGCACTGCCTGAGTCCATGCAAGAGTTAATCAAACAGATAAAACGTGTACGTGTAATATTTGGCACAGTCGAATTGATTGATCCTGTAGATGCAGCAGGTAAACCTGTTGATCTATCCTCTACACCATTCATATGGGAAGTAGAGAACCGTGATGCATTCAAGTCTATTGGTACAATATTTACCAAGCTAGGCAAGATGCGTAGGCTACCACCGCAACATACGTTTACTGCTACTACAGCAGAACAGTCGTTGCCAAACGGTAACAGCTTCTATCTACCAGAGACTGCACTTGACTTGCAGACTACACTGGAGTTGGACGATGCTACTCAGGAAACACTAGGTAACTTCCTAGCATGGGTGACAAACTACAACGAGTATATATCCAACGCTTGGGATGAGAATGCCCACAAGCATGAGGATGTAGACAAGGAGGGTGTTGAAGAGTTCATCGAAATATCTGAAGAGGACTTTGCATAATGCACCATCCTGCTGAACTGAAACTGCACCAGTTTATGTCTGATGCTGTAAAGGGAAAGACTACCTTCTCTGAAAAAACAGCTAAGAGAATTGGTGCAGAGGTGGCTGATGCAGTCATACGTCAGTTCGGTAGTGGCAAGTCTCGTGAAGAGTTCAGGTTACGGATGTCCAATATTGGGCGTCCTACCTGCCAACTGTGGTTTGAGAAGAACAAACCTGAGACTGCTCTACCAAAGCCGACTACATTTGTTATGAACATGATGCTAGGAGATATAGTTGAAGCTGTTTTTAAAGGTCTGCTTACGGAGTCTGGTGTGGACTTTGATGACACTGATAAAGTTACTCTTAAAGTGGGAGATTCTAATGATACTAGGGTTTCTGGTAGTTATGATCTTATAATGGGTGGTGCTGTAGACGATATAAAATCTGCATCTGATTGGTCATACAGGAATAAGTTCGATTCATATGAGACACTAAAGAATAGTGATCCGTTTGGTTACGTAGGTCAGCTTGCAGGTTATGCACAGGCATCTGACAAACGTGCAGGTGGATGGTGGGTAGTAAATAAAGCCAATGGTAGCTTTAAATATGTACCTGCTGCTATTGACATGCGGAAAGAACTTACTAAATTAAAAGAGACAGTTGAAAAAGTTAACGAGAATAAGTTTGAACGTTGCTTTGAAGCTGTTCCTGAGACTTACAGAGGTAAGCCCAGTGGCAACATGGTACTAAATGATAATTGCAAGTTCTGTGACTATCGTTTTGAGTGTTGGCCTAATATGAAAGAGCTACCATCCAAGGTATCGCAAGCACGTGAGCCTAAGATGGTTGCGTATGTTGAACTACAGGAGTAATAACATGCTAGGTGAAGATGAAATAAAAGAAATGCAGGAAGAAGTTCGTGCAATGGAAGCTGAGATCGCAGCTAAGAAGAAAGCACTGCGAGAGGCAAGGTATGCAGGGCTACGTACAGCAGTACAAGCTCGTAAAGAAGCAGACGATGCCATTAAACAGGAGCTAAAAGATTTAGGCTATCCATCCACATCCTTCGGTATTCCACTATATACTAACTGGAAGTTCTAGTGAACCGAAAGCAGTTTCAGGCAGCATTAAAGTATGGCTACAGAAGTGGGCTAGAGATAAAGGTAAAAGATTATCTTGTAGAACACAATGTGCCTATCAAGTACGAAGCCATAAAGATAGAGTGGGAAGACTTGATGTACCGCACATACACCCCAGACTTTTTGCTGCCAAACGGCATCATTATAGAAACCAAAGGACGCTTCACATCAGATGACCGTAGGAAACATACGCTCATTAAGAAGCAGCACCCCAAGCTAGACATACGGTTTGTGTTTGAGAGTTCCAAACGTAAGTTAAGTAAAGGGGCAAAGACAACCTACAGTCTCTGGTGTGAACGTAATAAGTTTTTGTACGCAGATAGAGTGATACCACTAGAATGGTTGAAAGAGAAAGGAAAAGACACGCATCCTGAGTTAATAGAATTTCCATTAGAAAAAATAAAAAGGAGATAGAATGGCAGACAATGATGATAGAATATTTGTAGACTTTGAGCCGAATGATTTCGTTATACGAATATCACCCATACTTGACGCAGAGGATAATTGGACAGGGGAACTTAACGTAGGATACTTAACTATGGATGAGAACTTTCTCAAAGAAGATGACTATACACACGTAGACGTTGTAACTAATATGGCTGTATCATCTATTCCACTAATGGAAGATGACTTAAAGTTTAGGGATCAGCTTTACAACTATACCGCAAGTGTGATAAAACAACAAAGAGAAAGAAAAAAACCAGAAGTAATTAAAGACGGAAGTAACATAATTCAACTAGACTTTAGCGCAGTTAAATAGGAGTGACACATGGCAGATAATGTAAACAAACCACCACACTATAATCACGCAGGTATTGAGTGCATAGAAGCTATTCGTGCTGCACTTACACCAGAAGAGTTTCGAGGTTACATCAAGGGTAACAATATGAAATACACATGGCGTGAAAACTACAAGAACAAAGACGAGGACTTACGAAAAGCAAATTGGTACATGAATTACTATTTGGAGAAACTTGATGCAGATCAAAGTGTACTTAACTTTAAAAATTGATGAGGATGAATATCCTGTGCCTGTCGATGGACAAATAAAAGAAGAGGTAAATGAAACTCTACAAGAATTTATTTACGACATAGACGGAATGATGATTAAAACAATTAACATATTAACGGAGTAAACAATGAGTAATTATTTACCGACTGACTATCAGTCATTTATACACAAGTCACGTTATGCAAAATACTTTGATGGTAAAGGGCGTGAGAGTTGGGGAGAGACAGTAGAACGATACATGGATAATGTAGTTCGTCAGGTTGCAGGTAACGATAGTTATATAGATAACATACGTGATGCAATCCTTGGCTTGGAGATTATGCCAAGCATGAGAGCCATGATGACTAGTGGACCTGCATTAGATAGAGATAATACAGCAGGGTACAATTGTTCGTACTTACCTGTTGATGATCCTAAGTCTTTCGATGAGGCTATGTTCATCTTGCTCTGTGGAACTGGTGTTGGTTTCAGTGTGGAAAGACAGTTCGTCCAGAAACTTCCTGAAATTCCTGAACTGTTCGTCAGTGACACTACTATCGTTGTCAAAGACAGTAAAGAGGGGTGGGCGAAAGCGTTCAGACAATTGTTAGCACTCCTATGGGCAGGTGAGATTCCCAAGTGGGATGTCTCTGCTGTACGTCCTGCAGGTGCAAGACTAAAGACATTCGGTGGACGTGCTAGTGGACCTGCTCCGTTAGTTGAACTGTTCAATTTCTCAGTCCAGACATTTAAAAATGCACAAGGCCGTAGGCTAACATCTATGGAATGCCATGACTTGATGTGTTTTATTGGACAGATAGTAGTTGTGGGTGGTGTGCGTAGGTCAGCAATGATTAGTTTGTCTAACCTGAGTGATGATCGTATGCGTCATGCTAAATCAGGACAGTGGTGGGAGACTGCTGCACACAGAGCATTGGCTAACAACTCAGTTTCTTATACAGAGAAGCCTGATATTGAAACATTCATGCGTGAGTGGCTCTCTCTTGTGGAAAGTAAGTCGGGTGAAAGAGGAGTATTCAACCGTGAAGCATCTAAAAAACAAGCTGCAAAGTATGGTAGACGTGATCCAGAACATGAGTTTGGAACTAACCCTTGCAGTGAGATTATACTTAGACCGTATCAGTTCTGTAATCTCACTGAAGTCGTGGTTAGAGCTACAGATACATACGATACTCTTGCACATAAGGTCAAGTTGGCGACAATTCTTGGCACTGTTCAGTCTTCCTTCACTAAGTTTCCATATCTGCGAAAAGTGTGGCAACGAAATACCGAAGAGGAACGATTGTTGGGTGTGTCGCTCACAGGAATAATGGACAATCCCTTGATGACTATGAAGAACAAAGGCTTAGACAGTACGTTATCTAAGCTACGTGAAGTTGCAGTAGAGACAAACGCTGAGTGGGCAGAGAGACTAGGTATCAATCCATCCACTAGTATCACCTGTGTTAAACCATCAGGCACTGTGTCTCAGCTTGTAGACTCTGCCAGTGGCATTCACGCAAGACATTCCCCCTACTACATACGCACTGTACGTGGTGATAACAAAGACCCACTCACACAGTTTATGATAGATCAGGGAATACCTAACGAGCCATGTGTATTTAAGGGAGACACGACTACTGTGTTTAGTTTCCCTGTAATGTCACCACACAGGGCTGTAACACGCAACGATATGTCAGCCATTGAACAACTAGAGATGTGGCTCATATACCAAAGATACTGGTGCGAACATAAACCATCAGTGACTATCTCTGTGCGTGATGATGAATGGTTAGCTGTTGGTGCATTCGTGTACGAACACTTTGATGAGATGTCAGGTGTGTCATTCTTACCACACTCAGATCATACTTATCAGCAAGCACCATATCAGGATTGCACTAGAGAAGAATATAAGGCATTACTTAAATCAATGCCAAAACAAATCGACTGGGAAGCTCTGTCAGAGTATGAACAGGAAGATAACACCGTAGCTATGCAGACAATGGCTTGCTCTGGCGATGTCTGTGAAATTGTAGATTTAACATAAGGAGAGTATCATGTTACAACCAATCAAAGGATCATATTACAGAAGATTTCAACCACAGTCATACGCAGAGAATGACAACAAGGCTAAGACAGTAATAACAAATTACTTAGAAAGTAATGGACACAACATTCTTGATACAGAGGAAGACTTTTCGTTTGATATAAGGAGTGAAAAGAATGATGGTATGTATTACACTGAAGTAGAAATGAAGAACCAATGGACAGGAGATTGGAATCCTAAGTGGAAAGAGATACGCATACCTTATAGAAAGTATAGGCTAATTAATAAGTACAAAGAAGTGCAAGGTGACAAGACGTACTGCAACTTCTACGTAATACGTCAGGATTGTAAACAAGCATGGAGAATCAAAGACTATCAACTTACAGAAGATTGTGCAAAGGAGATATGGTTAGCTAATGCTAGACGTAAAGAGTACTTCTTTCACATACCATACACAGAAGCAGAATTAATTAACTTATCATAAGGAGAATATCATATGTCATATACACAAAAGAAAACTCGCAAGGAACGTGGACTTGGCAAGTATGATGCACCATTAAAGTTTCAGTTCGAACAAGGATACGGAGACTTTAAACGTGGAAGGGTGGGTAATCCTTTCCACAAACACACGATGCAACATCGTGAATGGAATAGGGGATTTAACAAAGCCTATTTCGAGCAGTTAAAAAAGGTAAAACAACATGAAGCTAGAGCAAGAGGCTAGGAAATTTATGGAGCATAAATACGAAAACGTAGACTTTAAGTCATATCAGGATATGGCATCTGAAACTGCCATATACAAAACAGAACACGCTGTAATCTACCCTGCATTGGGCTTGGCTGCAGAGGCAGGTGAGGTAGCAAACAAAGTAAAGAAGATACTACGTGATGGTAACTTCAACCGTGAAGCTATAGCAGATGAGGTGGGGGATTGCTTGTGGTACATTGCTGCACTGTGTCGTGACTTGAATGTAGACATGAAGGAACTTGCAAAGAATAATTTACGTAAGTTACATGATAGAAAACTTAGAGGAGTTATACAAGGGAGTGGTGATAAACGATGATTGATCCATCTGTATCAGAAATATACAATGCTATACTTATATTATTGTGTGTAATAGCAGGGGCAGTATGGGTATTTACGAGGAACTATAAATGAACTACTGCGATATGAAAGGTTTGATATGGCCTGTGTTGTTTTGCATATTTGTTATATGTGTATTGCCAGTGTTACTGGTAGACAATGCCAAGTACTGTAAACAGAGTATCGTTCCATGTTATCCTTGGACAATACCAGAATAAAAAGAGGGGGGCTTGATGCCCCCTTTTTTAATATGCCGCTTTTAACTGTTTTGCTATTTCTACAAGTGTCTGCAAGTCATCTGCATTCATGGGGTCAGGCATAGGGTCTTTACCCATGTCTTGCCTACGTTTTCCATACATCTCAACAAACCTTACAGTAGCCAAGCTCCTAGCTTTAGGATCAATGCGTCTGTACTTTGTCATTGCACGTGCATACCTATCGCCTTGTGCAATAGCACCATCCTTTATTTTTTGTTTGAATGCTTTTAAACTTTCACTTACATACAAACGCACATGATTGTTTATAAACTGTTGCCGTGTAAACTCTTCACGCACACTCTTGTCTGCACGTAAGTATTCTCTATGTCTTCTCTTACCTTCTTGTCTAGCACCTTTGGCTAACAGTTCTATGTAGCCATTAATCATGTCTTGTTCAAATGATTTTATGCTTGGTACTTTACTCTTGCTACCAAACTCACGCCAATCAAATCCTAATTCCATAAGGTATTCCGCATCTTCAGGTGGACGATTGGTCATGGTAATACCTGCAAACTTTAAGATAGGAGACAGACGTTCTTTACCGTCAGGATAAAATGCTTCTGACCTACGTGGTAGTTTTGCTTCTTCTTCAGCAGACAAAAAGAAACCACGAGACTGTACTGATCTACGCACATTATCTGCGAAAGATTGAAAACCGTCTAACTTTGGATCACGTGCAACATCTGCATACTCTGTACCACGTTTACCTGTGACACGTTGGGCATCAATTATTTGTGCAAATGGAACCATCCAAGTAGTTAGATAGTTTCCTATTGTCCTACCCAACGCTTTACCTACACGTTCACCTTTAGTTAAGTCTACTCCACCTGCTATCTGCGCCATCTCTTCTATTATAGAATTACCAACACCAGTACGTAGGTTTACACCCACAAATAAGTCTGCAAAATCTCTAGCATTAAACCAATTATCAAATGTACCTCTTACCAAATGTTTTGTGGCATCACCTGCCCATAAAATTTGTGCCAAAGGATATGTTGCTGTAGTATCTATTTGAGCATTTTCACCTACTGTAATCATCTCTGAATCTGGAGATACATCATCGGATGTGCGGTACATGTAAGCAGCACCAACTGCAGCTATGCCCATTAGGTTTCTAGTAACTGCCTGTCTTTCAAAGTCTGTCATTGGCCCACGTATATCTTTTTTTACTATGCTTGAAATTTTTCTTGTTAAAGGTATGGAAGCACCTGCACCGTATTGTGCCATAAGCTCCATACTATTAAACATAAAGCGTGGAAATGGAACTATAACTGTCAAACCATTACGTGTTATAAAACTAGATACACTACGAAATACAGGAAGGTCTGGTTGTTTTGCATATGTAACATCCATAGCTCTATATACTGATCTATCAATAAGATCAATAAAACTTGGAGCACCTTCAGGGCGCACACTAGATGCGTCATTTAACAAGTCTTTTAACTTACCCTCGTTTAGTGCATCTAACAAATCTAGGTTGTACTCACGTTTAGTTAAACGTTCTAACTCACCAAAGAATTGCCCACGTCTTATTAAATATTCCTGCCAACGGTTGGGTGTATTAAGTGTGTCAACAACATCTTCAGCAAGACTCATTACATTATCAAACTTAGTACCAGTACCACGACCTGTTAATCTTTGTATCTCATTAATGTTATTGAACATGGTATCAAACTGTTTGGCTAACTCTGGTTGTTCTAATATAAGATCAGTATAACCTTTTGCTACATCAGGTCTTGAAAATGCATACTTCCAATTACTAAAACTACCACTCCAATTTTCACCACTAAATATTTGAGCTACCCCCTCAGACACACCTTTGTTTTGTGCTGTATAGATAGCGTGATCCATAACATTACCCAACCCCTCCATAGGTACACGTATAGCACCTGATGATAAGTTACGTGCAGCAGTAGCTATTTGAGAAACTAACCCACCACGTCTAACATTTTCTAAACGCATTACACCTTTTCGAAAGTCACCTGCTTCTCTTGCTTTTCTTTTTTCTTTATCCATATTTCTTACGGATGCAGGTTTTGATCTTTTAATCTGTGAAAATTTTTGCAGTACTGTACCTGCCCTTGATGCACTTCCTGCTGCTACTAATACATAATCTTCAAATGACAGACCATACTTGTTTAGTGTATCAATAAACTCCACTGCAAATTCATCTGTTAATCTCAAGTCACCTCTGGTTGTAAGGTTAAACAAGTCTTCTATTACAGTGTCAGCTTTACCGAAATATTCTGGGTGTGCATTTTTAAGATCAACTGCTGCAGCTACGAGTGGATTAAATTTATCTGGATTTAATAATGGTGAAGTTATTGCATCATCACCTAATGATAAGTCAAACAAAGCACCATCACGTTCTGTTATTTCTGTTGCTATCTCTTGTCCAAGTTTCTTTGCTTTATTAAAATCAACAACTCTTTTACCTTCTTTTACTGTAGATATTGATGTGTTCCATTTCTTATCTATAGCATCAATAAAATCTTCTACCATGTCTTGGTTATTCTTAACAACAAAATCTGCAAGTTCACGTGATTCTCTTGCTGTTTCCATAGTAGCGAGTTTAGCACCACCAATGTTATATCTACGTGCCAGAGCCAATTGTTCATCTGGTGTTTTGAGTAATGCTTTACCTCCTTTAAGTAGTTTTGCACCACCTAATCCAAAGGTAGCAACCTCTGCTGCAGATATAAATCCAAATGCAGTGTAGCCTACAGTACCTAATGCAGCTTTTGAAGCGTCTTTATATCTACCTTCTTTGGCAGCTAAATATGCTTCTTGCCCACTTTCAACAGCATCACTAAAAGCAATAGGTACATCATGGGCAATTGTAATTGGGTTAATTACAGAGTCAGTAAGCACAACACCATTCATTGCACCAAGTATGGACTCATCCATATTTCTTAGTGCAGTCTCTGCTACTCTACGTGTTATGGCATTCTCACTCTGGAGATTAGCCAACATTGTTTCTCTTTGTTTTTCGGGGGATTCACCTGCAAAGGAATTTAAGGATTCCATAGCTGCATCTGTATCTGTCTTTAGTAAGATGCTATCAGGGTTTCGTTGTCTTATTAAATCTAAGGCTTCCTCACGGTTTATGCCTTGACCTTTCATAAACTTTTCAAGTATTGCTTCTTCTTCTGCACGTCTTTCAGCCATCACCTTTTGTATAGATGTTAACTGATCAACGTTATAGTAATCTCCAAAATATTCTACAGTACGTTCATATGCTTGGTCTAACTTTTCACGTAACTCTGGATCAATGTCAGGTGTCTGTTCAGGAAAATGTTGCTCCTGTACTTCTGGTGTTATTGCAGATGTATTTTTTGGTTGTGTAAAAGTTAAAAAATCTGTCGTTTGTTCAAGCGCAGGTTTTGGTTGAACGTCTTGTACAGGTTCTTCTTTTTCTTTTATAGGAGTAAAGTCGCTTGTTGTAGGTACACCCTTTACAAACTCTTCAAAAGACAATTCCATATTAGCTACCTACTGCGCCATATCAAATCGCAACATACGCATTCCTGTTGTGTGGTCTATAGCATTTGTATAAACATATAAGCTATCATTAAAACTTATAACATCACCTACCTTATATTGATATTGCTCATACTTTTCATTAAATGTTTTTTGATCTGTTTCTGGTATAAACTTATTACTTTCACTACGCATAACATCATATGCGTACTGTTGTAGATTGGCTCGTGCAGATTTATATACTTGATCTGTTCCCATTTGTAACCTACTATCGTCTAAACCTATGTTTGTTTGATGCATTCTTCTAGCAACATTTATGTTTGCTATATGCGCTAGATGAACACTTCCGTCTTCCATATTTTCAATTGCATCATTTATACCTAGTTTAAATCCTTTAGTAATAAGCTCTTCATTTCTAAACTGTTTAGCCAAATCGTTTACTGCTTTTGGTGTAAAGCTTTCTGTTGTAGTTCCTTTATCCTCACGCTCTGCTTCTTTCATAGTACGTAAATCAGATAGCAATTTTTCTTGTTCAGCCTTGAGTGCATCTGCATCCTTACGATTTGGATTACGTGCAAGCTTTTGAGAGATTACAGATAATCTAGCACTAAAAGAACTTTCAACTTTATCTGGTTCAGCAAATAAGTTTTGATATACATCTAAATTAATTATACTATCACTATCTCCTGATGGAAGTTGGGGAGCAGTAGACGTAGCGGTAATGTCACCAACCTTAGTTGGTTCTGCAATGTCAATTGTTTCGTTTACCATGTCCTGATTAGTCTGACCTACACCATCTGTGCTAAAGTTCCAGATTGTATTTGGATCAACGCCCTTGGACATTGCAGTTTGCCCTGCAGTAATAGCAAACTCAGATGCAGTAGTTCCTTTTGCTAGTATACCATTGATAGTATCTTCATCATATCCTAACATAGCAAGCATACCTGCGCTCTCATCAAGCAGTGCTTGCTTCTTTCTACGCTCACTTTCCCTAGCCATACGTTGTTGTGTGCCAATAGAACGTTCTTCTCTGGCTATACGTATTCTTTCATTTTCAACTTTTTCCATACGGTTGACAGCCGCATCAGATACACCTGCTAAAAATCCACCTAATTGAAAACCCATTATGCTCTCCTTGCCATTAGTCCACCAAGTTCAGGTGCAGGTTCTTCTTGACCCTCTTCAGGAACCATCTCAGGTTCTTCCTCTGGTACTTTGTTTTCTTCTGCCTCTGCTAGTTTTTCTGGTAGTTTTTCTTTTAATCGCTTCATGGCAAGGGCTATCTTAGTATCAGATACTTCATCTTCATCTATACGCTCCTCTAAACCAAGATCATACTCAACACCCGACTCATCTGCAATATATGCCATCATTTCTATAAGCACTGGCATTGCAAGAATACCTACATCAACAGTGTGCATACCTTCCATAACAGCAGAACTCTGCATTGCATCTGCAATTGTTGTTAGTGGTATACCAAGTTCCATGACATCAAGTAACTGATCAATTACTTTTGGATCAGTAAAACGTGGAATGTAATATGTTAATGCTTCTTCTACTGTGTTATACTGAGGAGGTTTTTGCCAAGGTCTACCACCCACTTCATGTGTAAGACCCATTCCCGGTATAGGTGCATCTATTAACTGCTTTCTAGGATTTGCCATTCTTAAAACTCATTCTTGCTTTACGTAATTCTGAAACCATTTCTACTATTGTATCTTGTGGTGATTTTTCTTTTGGTTCCTCTTTTTTAGGAGACACCCTAGCCAATAAACCTTTAAAGGGAGTAACCTCTTTTGGTTTTTTATTTTCAACGAGTGCGTTTATTTTTGCGTATGCTTTTACCGATTGATTATACATATTATACTACCTTATGATCCGTCAGGAAATGCGAAAAAATCATCAAACCCTGCAACGTCTGCTAATCCTGCAGTCAAGAATGTACCAATTAAATTACCAAATGCCAACGAGGAGTTGTAATCATTTTGTAAGTCAGCAATGTCTGCTTTAATATCACCCTGCAGCTTTACTTGTGCAAGTTTATTGCCACGATCACGTTCATTTTCAGCAGATTGCCAAGCAAATTCCATACTGTCAGAATAATATTGCCACAAGTTATTCATATGAGTATCACTCATGTCCATTATAGACTTGGCGTTAAGTTCATTGGCTCGATTTATTGCAGCAGTACTTGCTGTTGCAACTTCTCTACGCCATTGTACATTATTTTGATCAATAACTAAACGATTTTTTGCATTAAATTGCTCTCTTTGATTTTTCATTTCTGAATTAAATCTTGATTGTGCATTTGACTCACCTGCATTAAATTGTGATTGAGCATTTGATTGTGATGCATTGAACTGTTTTGTCTGTGTTGATAGGTTTGCAAAGAATTGATCTACTTGCATTTGACTTGTAGCATTAAATTGTTTAGCTGCATTCTCTGCTGCTTGATCTGTAAACAAAGCTTGTTGCATTGCTTGTGCCTTAAACATTGTAGCTTGTTGAGCATTGTCTAAGTTCTTCATATCCATTGCCATAAAGTTTTGGGCATTCATTACTGCTGCTTGTTGGCGGTTAGATAAGTTAGCCATATCCATTTGAGATAATGCAGCAGCTTCAGCCATTACCAAAGCCTGTGTATTGTTTAAGTTTTGTAACTCCATTGTATTAGCAATACGAGAGTTTTCCAAAGCAACCTGTTGCTCTGCTGTAAAGTTCATGTTAGCTACGTCAGCAATCTTAGATGCATTTAAAACACGAGATTGAAATGCTTGGTCAAACTCCATACCAATAAAAGCTGCACGTTGCTGTGCAGCCAACATAGCTCGTTCCTGACGATTAGATAAGTTTTGTGCTTCAAAAGCTGCTTGTGTTGCAGCATCCGATTGTGCAATAGGTAACGCAGACTCCATAGCTGCTTGTACAACAGCTTGCCCTGCAAGGCTAGATGCACCTAGTCCACGTGCAGCCATTGCACTGGTAGCTGCTCTCATGGCTCCTGCAGCCCATGAAGGTGTCTTACCACCCTCAAAGTCTTGCATTAAACCATCAAGCTGCCCTTGCACTGTAGCCTGTTTAGTAGGTGTTGCCTGTGCAGCTTGTATTTGTTCTGTAAACTTAGCTGCTGTAGCTGCGTTAGCTGCACCAGATACAAGTTCACCTGCTTGTATTGAACGTTGGGCAGGGTTGTTCATAAGAATGCCTGTACCCTGTGCGCTATTTAAAGAAGACACAGATGTACCCTGTGCAGTTTGAGCACCTACAGTTGCACCTGTACTCATCTGTCCTTGAGCACCTGCAACACCTGCCATTTGTGCTCTCATGTCTTGTGTAACTTGTGTGGGATCAACAGTACCTGCCTGTGTAGTATCTACACCTGCAGCTTGTGCTACTGTAGATGCTGTAGTACCTGCTGTAATATCACCACTTACATCACCCTGCGCTGCACCTATTAATTGTGCATCAACAACTTCTGTACCACTAGCTGTTACTTTAGCACCTGTTGGAAGAGCAGGGGTATATGCACGAGTAGCAACTTCATCTTGTACTTTTTTAGGTGTACCACCATCTGTAAAAGCAGGTTTCTTTTTTGGAACCATGCCACCTTTTAACATGCCAATAGCCATGTCTTTGTACTGGTTCATTTGATCTTGTTTAGCAGGATTCTGAGCTAAGTAATTAGCAAACCCTTCCATCTCTCCTGAGTAACCCATAGTACGAGCTAGTCTTTCTTCTGCTTCAGGTTTGAATCCTTTAAATTGTATCATTGTTTATTCCTATTTACCAAGGTAGATAATCTTTTACGTCTATCCATCCCATGTGATGCAGATATGCTGTAGAACCAATAGCAGAGGCTGTAACAAGAAAGAAGATACCTGCTAGTGTTATTGCTAACTCTTGTCTTTCTATAGCGTCACGTCTTGCTTGTGCTTCTGCCTCACGTTTTTCTTGTAGAACTTCTTTTCTTATGCGGAGTAATTCCAACCACTTGCTCCTGCCATACGTCTGTGTGATCCATTCCTGCAATTCACTTTCAGCTTCTGCTGCTTGACGTACCTTTGCCCAACGGTCTAGTGCAGTGGCATTAACACTTTTACTTGAGATGCCCTTTTTCTGTAAAGTTTTTTTAGCTTGATCTGTTGCATCAAAGAACTGACCAATTTGTTTGCTCAGACCTGCTACGGATTTGCCTGTTTGCAAACCTAACTTTATTCCGCTTAAAATCGTAATGGGGTCCATAACTACATTCCATCATCCATAGGCCTTATCATTCTGTTATGTTCACGGTTCATGTACTTTAGTTCTGTCTCTAGTAAAGCTATTCTTTGTTTAAGTTGATTAATAGAACTAAATGTTGCAAGCATGTTTGCCATCTCTTCCCATAGTTCATCACTGTCTTCCCATAGTTCTGCTATATCTTTTTTACCTTCTTGCACATCACGTTTTAAATTTACTGTATCTTCTACAGCCATGCGACTAGCAAACTGTTCTACATTTTCTTCTAGTGATTGTATAGTAGCTGCCTGTTGGGATACCCACCAGACACCACCTGCAAGCTGTACAGCCATTGCCATGACTAAAGCTATGGGAAGTTTCATGTTTTCCATTATTTCTTTGCTACCTGTGAGTTACGAACCAAGAAGTCTTCCCACATAGGTTTGATCATCTTGTGGTTCTCATCTACTTTATATGACATGAGCAAGACTTTGGCATTGATCTGGTATATCTGGAGTGATCCCCAACTTAATAGACCCAGTGCAATTACACCAATGACTTGCTCAAGTTTCATTATGCAGCTTTCTCTTCTGGTGTATCCAAAGACTTTGTTAGCATGTTGACAAATGCTTCACGTCCTACAGACAACTGGTCTACGTTAAATCTAGCACTCGATAGTTTACGATCTAAGTCTGAGATATGATTAACCATAGCCTGTTGCTCTTGTGTTAAGTCTTCTACTAAATATTCTTTGTCGTTTATAACGATAGGGGTTTTTTCATTTTTTCCCATTGTCATTCTCCTTTGTTATTTGTTTCTGATTGGGGTGTTAAGATGCTGCATTATATGTTGCAGACAAATATACAAGTGTAGAACTCCCTAGAAGAGAAGCATCAAAAGCTACATGACCTTGGTTTGTTGCATTGTTTGTAAGAAGCATAAAAGAAGTATTTGCAGGAATATATGCCCTCATGTTTGGAGCAGCACTTGTAAGATTTCTTACAATACTTACAGTTACACCAGTAACATAACCTTCGTTAGTGGTAACATTACTATCAGTTCCTGCAGCAAAGGGTAATGTAACTACTGATACTCCACCACTTGGACTTGACGCACTATTTAAAATTAAATTAGCTGTAAGAAATACTTTTCTACCAATTTTAGTGTATTGACCTGATTGATAACTATAGCCTACTGAACCACCAGAAAAAGAAAAAGTTGGTGTCCAACTACCCTCTTCGTAATCATCAAGAGCATTTGCAGCAGCAGTATCTCCGTTAAACTTTAAACCCTCATCATCAAGCCTAAGTTCTTCTGTACTACCTACTAAAAAGCGATAACCTGTGCCTCCGCTAAATGTAAGGTCAGAAGAATTAACGATAGTATTAACACCTATTTTATATTCTCTTTGACCACCATTATTACCATCAATAATAATTCCTGCATCTTCTAAATTAGTTGTATTTTTTAAACGTAAAAAAACATTGTTAGAACTACTAGATAAATTTTGCACATCTAAAGATACAGTAGAATCTGGAGTACACCCAATGCCTACAGCCCCACTATCATCAATACGCAAACGTTCTGTAAGTGAGCCAAGATTTTTTCTTGTTTTAAATGTAATTGCAGATGATCTATTAGTAGCATCTGTATATATACTATTAATAGTAGATAAATCTCGTAAAGAACCACTCGCATCCTCACCACTAAAATTTATGGAAGCACCAAAGTTATTAGCTGCTGTACCTGTTGAATTGGCAGATAAACGAAGCATTGTTACAGCATCATTAGTCGTTGCTGAGTTTGTAGATACATCTAAAGGAAATGCAGGAGTTGCAGTTTGAATACCCACCCGATTTTCCGAGCTATCGATAAACAGGGTATCTGTATCAAACTTAATGTCGCCATCTGCATTAGATACAAAGGCTGCTAAATCTCTAGCTCTGGTCATCGGTTATCTCCTACTCTGGTGCGCTATCTTCTAAGTGCTTAGTGTAAGCTGCTTTGACATCACTGGTATGTACTTGTGCAGCAATGCCTTGAACATCT